CTTACGCCACCCGCCAATTGGGCGCAGGGTATTCTCAAACCAGCGAACAAGGTTTGCGTCATACCAACGGCCCGAAGACTGGTACTCAGTACCGTTTCGGTAGATGCCTGGTGGGATTTTGAGAGGTACGAATGCCATAGCTGAATTATGCGGTTTCTGTGGACAAATTGGACACAAAGCTCAAAGTGGCAATTACTGATGGAACGGCTGGCCTTGTCGGTGAAGTGCCTGCGGCGTAGTGTTCAATCGACACGCCGACATCTGATGGCCGCCACATGATTTGCACATAGTCGGTGGACGCCAAGCTCACAAAGAAATTCAGCGCGGCAATCACATGGGATGGGTCGCCTGACGATTTGCGAGGAGCAAGACTAAATCTTGAGTTTGATTTGGCAATGTCAGTGCCATTCTTACGAAACCACACGTCAACGTCTTGCGTGTCGTTGGTGGTGTTCTTGAACTGGATGCTGAATTGCAGGTTGTAGATCCCAGCCTGCGCCACGTTAAGTCTTGACGAATTCGACAAGGTGACGCCATTGGTGAAGTCGGTGGTGTCAAAGGTGATGGCGTAGGCCGTGGTGGTGTTGGCCGCCGTCTGGTCTGTGGAGTCCTGAAACGCGCCATAGGGGCTGTTTATCCACTTCCCGCCTGCTGGGCCAAGCAACGCACCAAACAGGTTGCGCAGCTTGTTGAAATAGACATTGAGGCCGCCATTGGTCTGTCTGAAATAGCTTTCGCTGTAAAGCACATCAGGCGTCCCCAAGTTGGGTGGCGCCGGTGTGTCGAGCTGCTGAGTCAGATTGGTTGCCATGACCTAAATTATGCGACTAGACCTGGCAAATATTGCGTCTTACCGGCAACCTTGGTGGCCGTCAGTTCTTGCTTCTTAAGATTAGATGGGTCAAAGCTGACGTGCACCCAGCCGCTGTCTGGAATGCCTGGCGTGTAGAACTCCAGAATCAATTGCGTGTAGCTCAGATTGTCCATGATGAACTGAGCCAGATCGGCATTTGCAACGCCAGGGATCTCGATGTCAGCAGCCATGCCTTTGCAATGGTCGCTGGTCTTTGACCCGCCGACAGCTGCATTGGATTCAGGGCTGCGATAGGCAGAATTCACCTTCACGCCCTTGCCGTAATGGTCACGAACAGGCTGAAGCACCTTCTCGCACAGCAGGCGCAGATTCTCTGTCGCCTCCTCATCTGGCGTGTTATCAAAGCCCATGCGCAGGGCTGTTTCTGACTTACACATCTCGTGCAGGGAAAAATTTGCTGACAGATTCATTTGATACCTTTCTGTGATTCAAGGGCTTGGTTGTACAAATCGATGCAAGCATTCAGCTTGGTTATGGCGCGGTCACCCTCCTCTGCTATTGCGAAAAGAGCTTTTCCAACTTCTGGACTAAGTTCGGCTGATGCTTCTCCTCCACCACCTCCTGTGGGAGTGGCGGGATCTGCGGTGGCTTGTATGGGGCAGGACGCTTTGAGGCGCAGCTTGAGAGCACCACTGTCAATAGCAGCATCGCGCTGTTTTGTAGCCATCTTTGCTTTTTCATTCGATACCCTCAGTGCGTTTGCAGTTGTTGTTACAGCGTCAGCCAAAGCCTTTTCCTTGGCTCTGGCCTCAGTGTTGAGCCTGTCAACCTCGGCCTGCTGTGCCTCTTGCTCATAGTGCTTGCCGGTGCAGTAGCCACCGCCAAACACAAGGACCAGCACCAGCAGACCGCCAAGAAGATCCTTCATGGCTTTGGTGGCTCATCGTTGTCGCTGTCAATGTTCTCTGCCTTGGCGGTAGCTGTGGCAACAGCAGCAGACACGGCCTTGCGGCCAGCTACACCGCCCAGCACGCCAGTGCAAAGCAGCATGATGTCGTTGATCATCTTCGTGTATACCTTGTCTATTGGCGCCATAGATGACATCGGCTGGGTCACGAACGTCACAGAATAGATGAAACTGAAACATGAACCCAACAAGATGACAGAGATCACGAAGATCACCCAAGCCCACACGCGAGCCTCGATCTCCTCTGGAGACAGACGATTATTTGGTTTGTATGCGACTGTTGGCATCACTTCTTCTCCTGTTCGGGTTTGATTAACTGGTCGGGGCATGTAGCCGTTGCTGTGCAGATTGGCGGCTTGCACTCGGCAAGTTCCCAATTCTTTGGGTCCTGGCAAGGGTATCTGAAACGATCTTCGCAGCCAGCCAGCAACCCGCAGAGGATGCCAACGCAAACAGTCAGCGCCAGCAGTGAAAGTTCATGTTTTGTCATTTTTGCGCTTCTCCTGTTCAATTTGTCTTCTCAGTTTCTCGACCTTCTCAAGCTGCTGCTTCGCATCGTTCTTCACCTCCAAGATGTCGAGATAAAGCATTGCGCCAAGCGGAAGAAGCAGAGCCACCAACACACAAGCAGCGATCCATCCCATTATGCTTTCCCCCAGCGACTCACGAGGAGAAGCCACAACCACAGGTAGAGGAGGAATATAGTAGTCGCCACCACTGCTGCCAGCTTTAGCTGGACGTTTCTTTGCTCCTGCCGTTGTAGCCATGCTGCTTCCCGCTTTTTTGCCTCCTGCTTGAGTCTAGCTTTTTCCTGTTCCTCTGAGATGACTTGACGCATCTCGTAAGTCTGCGAATACAGATCAGCAAGGCCAGGGGTTTGGTAGACCATGATCTCCCTGATGGTGGTCGATAACTCCTCCATCTGCTGCCTGCACATCACACGATTCATCGCGCTTTCCATCATCTGCGCGTTGCTGATGCTGGGATCGTAGACTTTGGCCTTCTCTTCCTCCTCGCGCAAATATGCGTTCAGTTGATCCTGCAAAGCCCAAAACTTACTGAGCTGCTTGATGATGTCGGCCATTGCCTGTGTCTCGTCGTAGGCAACGAACTTTTCCTTCTTTTTCGCCACAGGCTTGGACGTGGTGGCTGCTGGTTTTGGAGCAAACAGCTTTTGCCACCAAGATCTAGCAGCCTTGGCATCCCCAATGGCTTCATCGACTGTGCTTTTGACTTCAAGAAAACTTGTCTTGGCCTCACGGTACAGCGAGCAAAGCTCAGTGATCCCCTTAACGCAAGCGTTGGCAGCGAATAAAAGGGATATTGGGTCCACATCGTTACAGTCCCAGCATCTTCTTCACGATGTCGGCAGCAACACCAGGACCAAACAAGATGGCGGCGATGACGATGTAGAGCTGAGTCTGAATGCCCTCCATGCGTCTCTTTCCGCTTTCCAGCTTGTCCTCGATAGATTTATATCTCTCGTCGCAGATAGCCTGGTGGACGGCAAAGTCCTTCTCAACGTCACTCATTATTTCGCCTCAAGTGCTGTGATGCGGTCAGTCAGGGTGGTGATTGTGCTGGCTTGGGTGTCGATGATTGTCTTCATCTCTTGGATTGCGGCAGTCAGTGTGGCAACCAAGAAGCTGGTGTCGATGCCTTGGTACTGTGGGTTGCCATCAGCGTCCACTGCGTCCTTCTCACCAGTCACGCACCCCGCTTCAATTTCAGCCAGTTCGTGGGCGATAAAACCCTGCCCATCTGAGCCGTCTACCTTCCATTTGTAGGTGACCGGCTTGAGCAGCGCCACTTTTGCCAGCGCCCCTGTCATTGGGGCAATAGCTTCTTTCAGGCGGTAGTCTGAGGAGGTGTTGTAGGCGGTGGCAGTAGTCGTTACTGAAATTGTTCCGCAGTTAGTGCCGCTTCTGTTAAATTGAACAGCAGTTCCGTCATTTGTACCTCGCCCAATAGTTAAGGCTGTGCCACCAGCAACATAGAAACTTGAGCTTGCAGTTGGGCTTAAAGAAGCACCCGCAGTTGTAACTCCGTAAGTTGTCATCCCCACCAGCAAGTCACCGCCGGAGGTGATACGGGCACGTTCTGTTATAGTCGTGCTGGCACTGGGACAAGTGTAAAACAACATATTTGTAGGTGCGCTTGTAGATGACCATGAGCCATCTGCTAGTGCTTGAATTTGCGCTCCAGTCGTATAAGTTGTTCCAGTTGTGTAATATTGAAAAGTTAATTGTGGTGTGCCTTGACCAGATGTAGGAACAATTGGTCGCTGCAAAGACAAAACACCAGTTCCAGTAATCGCTGCATTTCCAGCAACATCTAGTAATTTTGAAGGACTTGTAGTACCAATCCCCACATTCTGACTTGTGTCAATCGTGACAGCGGTGGTCCCAACTGTCTTGAGTGTCAGTGCAGTTGAGGCATCAGTGTCGATATGACCACCAACCTTTAGCACCTTGCCAGAGCCAACATGCAGGCCAACAGATGTGCCTGTGCCTGCGGCTGTGAACAACGCATCAATGCTGTCCAAGTCAGTATTGATCTTGGTCCCCCATGTATCAGTTGATGCGCCGACTTCGGGCTTTGTGAGTAATAGATTTGTGGTGGTGGTATCTGCCATGATGAAAACTCCTATGCGGCCTCTTGCCAAGTGATTGAATTGTCTGCTAAATCAGTCCAAGTTTCTGAACTATCAGAAACTGGCGTCCAGCTCTCAGATGAATCAGCAACTGGTGTCCAGCTTGCCGATGTGTCTGAGTCTGGTGTCCATGTCTCGCTGCTGTCTGGAATAGCTCCCCAGCCAAAGCCAATCATTACGCCAACAGCACAAATGGACTCAACGCCGGTGATCCCAATGGATACGACATTGCCAACAGTGCCAACAGATCCCGTGCCTTCGACGCCAGTGATGTCTTGGAACGAAATAACCTCTGCGCCAACCGTCCCAACAGCGCCGGTTGCGGCATTGCCAACAGCAGGTATTAGGCTGGCCGAACCAACCGAGTCAACAGCGCCAGTCGCGGCGTTTCCAGAGACATCAACTGCCCTGGTAGCCGTGACGCTGCCAACCGCCAAGGTTGACGCATTGCCGGTGACGGCATTAGTTGACGTCGCCAGTACCGATCCAACAGCACAGGTAGACGCATTGCCATAGATGGCGATAGATACAGTCAGCCCGACTGTGCCCACATTGCCTGTGGCAATGTTTCCATCCTCTTGAACAGAGATGTTCTCTAGTAAATTGCCAACGGCAGTGGCAGACGAATTGCCGCTGATAACGACATTGCCGATGCCGTAGACGCCCCTGCCGTAATAGCCTGTGCCGTATGCAGCCATGCCGCTGCCCCTGCTTTAAGCCAGCCTGATCAGGCCAGTGCTTGCATCGTTGGTCGGCATGGTCAGAGTGAATGTCCCAGCAGTCACTGTTTGACTGCCAAATGTGTGAACGCTGACTGCCTTGTTTGATTGAGTCGAGTTGTAGATCAGGACCGCATCAAATGCTGTTGACAATGTGACAGACGAATAGCTGATGCTGGCGCTTGGCGTCACAAAAGCTGTTGTGCCACTTGTGCTTGGTGCAGTGCCAAATGTCACTGTCACGCCGCCTGCGCTGTAGCCTGTGCCTGTCACCTCACCTGTGGAGCTGTAGGCCGTGGTGGATGCGTTGACGGTGGCAGAGGCCAAGTACAAGGCGGCCTTGAATGTGTCGGCGGTGGTCGCTGCGCGAACAACACCAGTGCCGAAATTGTGGTGGCCGACAAGCAGCTCACCCTTGAAACTTGTACACATCGCTTGTGTATTGGCCATGGCTTATTCCTTAAATTTGTTGACTGATTCCATCAGCAAAGACACTGCTCTTGAGAGCCATGTGAACCGAGCGATGCACCATCTCACCATCAAGCCAATACTCAACCCATGTGGTTGTCTCGGTATCGTTGTCGATAGAACCCTC